TAGCAAGAAATGGCTAAACAATCCCTAGGTCTTGGATCATCAGCTAATGATAACACAGGTGATACCCTGAGAGCTGGTGGTGACAAGATTCATGACAATTTTAATGAAATATATACCGCTATTGGTAACGGTACAACTTTGAACGTCAGTGTATCAAACCCTGCCAATGGTCAGGTTCTTCGATATAATGGTTCAACATTTTTACCATCTGATTATAGTGCCTTAACTTCATCATTAGATGTAGCAGGTAATTCTATTATATCTTCTTCCAACGGTAATATAAATATTAACCCAAATGGAACTGGTAATGTAGTAGTTAATAATGGAAGTATTGTTAATACTTTTAATGGAACTACAGGTATAATTGATTTCCCTACAAAAGTTTATTATAAAAACGAGTATACAGCAATAGGAAATGCACCAGCTGCTTCAACATATACGGGTTATTTTTTCACTGTTGATGGTGATGATAGTCCATATGTAAATATCAATATCACAGCTGGTGGTGTTGGTGATACTAGAGCAAAACTTCTTACTCAATATTCTAGTATTGATGCATTAAGTGACGTAGATACTACAACTGTTGCACCAACTGCAAACCAAATTTTAAAGTGGAATGGAACTAACTTTACACCAGCTGATGAGACTGGTGGAGGTGCTGCATCCCAGAATATTTTTGCATCTGTAGCTGGTGATTCTGGTTCAACAACTGCTGATAGCACGAGTGATACCTTAACTATAGCTGGTGGAACTAATATTACAACTGCAGTTTCTGGAGATACTCTTACAGTCAACTTCAGTGGAACGTTGTCTACAACTCTCGCTGCTCTTACTGATACTGATGTCTCTGGTATTACTCAAGGTGATTCATTGTTCTACAATGGAACAAGTTGGGTTGTTACTAGATCACCTATTACATGGTGGGAGTTAGCTGCACCTGATGCTTCTGGTTACAACTTTACAGGACCAGGTTTTGCAGCTGCAACAGCAGATCCTACTTTATATGTTATGAGAGGTGCAACATATGCTTTCGATAATAATGCTGGTGGAGCACACCCATTTAGAATTCAAAGCACTCAAGGTTTAACTGGAACTCCATATACTACAGGTCAAACTGGTAGTGGAACATCAGTTCTTTATTGGACTGTCCCTATGGATGCTCCTAACACGCTGTATTATCAGTGTACAATTCACGCAGCAATGGCTGGTCAAATAAACGTAGTCGCATAATAAATGACAAGAACGGTTCCTGGTACTGGTGCAACAATCAACCCTATCTTCGATGAAGTATTTGGGGTTCGTGCAGTTGAAGTTACGAATGGAGGATCTGGGTATTCTCCTACAGATCCACCACGTCTAACCATAACTGGTTGTGGAACTCCAACTAAAGAGGCAATTCTATATCCAATTATTGATACAGATTCTGGAAGAATTATTCATGTTCGTGTTTTGGATAGAGGTCAAGGATATGATCCTCTAAGATTACAAATTATTCCTCAAGATGAAACACCAACTATTGTTGATTCATTTGATATCAATAGAATTTGGCAAAGTCATCCAAACGCACCTACCACAGGGTCTTTTGCGGGCACTACAGACAGACTTACAATACAATCTGATAATCATCCTAAACCTACTTGGACATTAGCAGAAGCTGCACCTGGTGGAGGTCCTTTAGTTGATAGAACTTTTAATCAAGCATTTATATATCGTGGTGGTAAAGATGTTCCTAATCCAGGTATAAGATCTTTTCAAAACGATAGAGTAAACGGTATATTAGCAAACGGAGGTTTATTACATACACCTGAGTGGGGTGTAGATGGTAATGCTCCTTCTGGTCATCAAATTGATGTTGTTAAGTATCCATATGTAAAATCTATGGATACTTATGATGTTGTTACTGAAAGCAATGTTAACTACTATCATTCAAATGAGGTAATTCCAGAGTTTGAATTGACTAATGGTGTTTTCGATTGGGGAAATATTCAACAGTTTACTTGGAATATTAAAGTAGAATTAAATAATTTACAATTTGATGTTATTGAAGTTGATGAAACATTAGGAACTGTAGAAGTTGGTAGAATAGTTGATGAAGTATCTGGTGCTGCAAGAGGAGAAATTGCTAAAGTTGTAAGAAATGGATCGAACGTTGTAACAAGAATCTATTTAAGAAATGTATCTACAGGTGCATCTTTTACAGATCAAGATGTTTGTTTAGGTTCAAATGGTTTTCAGTTTAAAATTAATACGATTCCAAGAATACTTAAACCATATTATATTGATTTTGGAACAAGTGCTTCTAGATTTGGTGCTTTTGTACCTGGTCAATATTATTTCGCTCCTGAGAATATTCAAGTTAGAGCAAATGATCTTATAATCTTTAATCAATCTGATGCTTCTAATAATGAAGGAACAAATGGGCATCCAATTAGACTTAGCACAACTGCTGATGGTCCTCTAAATCAAAGTCCTGGCACAGTATACTATCAAAGTACTGGTGTATCTCAAGGACCTGCTGCAGATTACGAAACTAATTTCCAAACAGTCTTTATTATGAACTCTGATGAGAGTTCTAGAATTTATTACCACTGTGCATATCATACGCACATGGCTGGTTATACAGGTGATGAAGGATATATTACTTTAAATACTGCTTCTGAAACATACACATCTACTAATAATTATTATTCAGAAGATTTTTATCAATCAGATTCAAATGATCCTAATACTATTGATAGATCCCGTCATGTAAATGGTCATTCTAAAATTCTTGGTATGTCATATGATGGTTATCCTATTTACGGTCCTTGGGGATACAATTCAAGTAATGCTGTAGCAAGAGAGATATCATCATATCGCTTAAGGACAACTGCTGAATTAGCAGGTAATAGACCTCAGGTAAATACAGTATCTACTGTCACATATGCAGTAACAATATCTAATGGTCAATTCTTGTTTGATGGATCTCGTCCATCATTCTTAGATTTAGATCGTGGAAAGACATATATTTTCAATCAAAATGACTCATCTAATGATAGTCAACATATTCTAATTTCTACTACAACTGATGGATGGCATGGGATTAACCCTGTTGTCATTGGAAATACTGCAAATGTGTATACTGGTAATGGAATTAAATATTATATTGATGGAAGCGAAGTAACATATCAATCATACTTGTCAGGATTTAACTTGGCTTCTACTCGTGAACTAAGGTTTACAGTTCCTGTTGATTCACCTGCACAGTTATTCTTATTTGCATACACCACTGCAGGACATGGTATTAGAACAGTTCAAGAAGGATATGTCTTAGGTGATTTAGTTGGTGATTATATTTACGACTCATCTGTAGGAACACTAGACGAATATAATGGTAAGTTTGATTCTACACCTGAGTATCCAAACGGAACATACGCATATTATATGACAGAGGATAGTAGTGCTGATCCTACATATCCATATGCTATTGGTCCTAAAATGTATGGTGTGCCTATTGTTGAGGGAGATACTTTACCAGATGCACCGACTATATTCCCAACTATTGCTGAAGGAGATGTAATACTAAACACTGATGGAACAGTATCATATGTCAAGATGACAAAGAAAGGTGATAATTTCTTTGGTACTGCTAGAGCTGAGATATTAGGTGGACAAGGAACAGGTGCTTTAGGATCTCCTATTGTTCAAACTGTTACTGGTTTATCACTTCTTACAACAGGTAGAAGTTATGCAACTCCTCCAACACTTATTTTTGAAGGTGGTGGTGGACAAGGTGCTCAAGGTGCTGCTGAGATTGATACATTAGGTAGAGTTACTTCTATTAATATTGCAGATGACGGTGAATTCTATCAAGAACCTCCTTTTGTATTGATCTCAGGTGGAGGAGGTATTGGTGCTAAAGCAGTAGCAACTATTGATCAAGGTAAGATTACTGCTATCACAGTTACAGAACCTGGTAGTGGATATACCTCTGCACCAAATGTAATTTTCACTAAGTTAGTAAATCTTAAACGTAGAGCAAGAGCACGTCAGGCAAATAACTCTGGTACAATTTACTTAACTGGTTTAGTTAAAAATGTAACTGCAAATGATTCAGAAATTTTTGTAGATTCTACTGATGCGTATCCTGGTTCTGGTCAAATTATTCTAAATAAAGAAACTATCACATATACTGCTAAAGTAGCTGGTAAGTTTTCTGGTCTTACCAGAGGTGTAAACTTTAATTATGATCAACGGGTAATTCTTGATGCAGGTCAGAATGATTCTGCAGGTAATTCAACATATGCATTTAATGTTGGTGATAGAGTTATAAGAAAGGTTGAGAACTCAGCCAATAAAGTTGCAAAGGTATATGATTGGGATCCTGCATCCAGAGAACTTTTAGTTACATTTGAGGTTGATGAATTAGCATTCATTGATGGTGGAAGACCATCTACAGAAGATGCTATTGTTCAATTTGATGCAGGTGTTGCTGCTTCATCTGGAACAGGTATTCTTCCTCATACTACTGAAGCGAATGTAGGAAGTTCAATTTCAACATTAACAGTTCCTATTGCAACAATCTCAGATACTAGATTTGTTGATACTGCTGAAAATGCTGGTGCTGGTGATGGTATTCCTGACTTAGTGAATACTGCTACTGATTTTCTAAATCAAATTAGTCTTGATGGTGGTATCTACAGTTCCTTATATGGTATTGAAGAAACACAAGGAGGAACTAACACAACTTTATTCCAAGTTGGTGATAATATTAAAGATGGTAGTATTCCATTCAAATACGCAAATATTGACACTGCTGGTGCATTAAGTGATGGTGTTGAGCATAACTCAACGCTTAAGATATTCTTGGATGCAACAAATGCTAATGGACAGAACTATAGTGTCAACGAAGTTGTCACGGGTGCTGTATCTGGTGTTCAAGCAACAGTAGTGTCTTGGGATCCTTCTGAGACTTCAGTTGTTGTTCAAAATGTAACACCATATAACACAGGTAATATTGCTATCGGTATTGCTGGTTATCTATATGAATTTTCACAAGATGGCACGATTGTTGATTTCAATGTTCAAAATCCTGGTACTAACTACTCTGCTGCTCCAACAGTAGCAATAGAGAATACTGGAGATATACAAGCTACAGCAACAGCAGTTCTAACAACTGCAGGTGACCAAGTTGCTTCATTAACAATCACTAATGGTGGGTATGGTATCCCACAAACAGTTGACGGAACTTATAATCTACATCCTACAGTGACATTCAGCAATGCTAGTGGTGATACTACTGGTGCTGGTGCAGTTGCACAAGCAATTTTAGGTGGAGAAAATCTTGTTGGTAACGCTGGTGCAACCTATCGTATCAAAAGAATTGAGTATCAAACAACTGTTCGTTCAAAATGAGCATAAATAAACAGGAGGACATATAGTCACTAGGACATGGCAGCTCTATTAACTGATCAATTTAGAATTTTTTCAGCGAAAAAATTCATCAAGGCACTTGAAGGTCCCGATGCGACTCAGAGCGATGACGCTGCTGGTTCATCAAGAGACCGAGTATATTTGTTTATTGGAAGACCACAAATTTGGGATAATGAAAACTCGCCCCCACAGGCAGTAGATTCATTCTCTGAATTTTCTGGTTCTTATGATGACATGATATCTCTGAAAAGAGTGCTTGCATCTGACACTGTACAGGTGGTAAGACGTATCGACTGGGTTTCTCCAGAAGAAACTACTGGTGGACTAGGTTTTACTTATGACATGTATCGTCAAGATTATTCTCCAAGTAAAACTGCTGCTTCTGGTGCTACTAAATTATATGACTCTGACTTTTATGTTGTAAATTCACAGTATCAAGTATACAAGTGCATTTACAATGGAACCTCACCTTCTGATCCAAATGGTAAACCTTCTACTGTCGAGCCTACTGGGACTAGCACTAGCATCATCACTACTGGCGATGGGTAT